CGGACTTGTTCTGGGGTCATTTCTCTTGCTCCTGAATGCGTTCGCCAATCCAGCGCATGACTGGAACGGCCATCGAATTGCCTAGTGCTTTGTAACGCGGGCCATCTGGTGTCTGATCTTTGCCACGCCACGGGACGGCAGTGTAGTTGTCTGGAAAGCCTTGCAAGCGTTCGCATTCAACTGGGGTAAGGCGGCGGACGGCGGATTGGACAGCCACCACGTCCGGCCCGCGGTCAGCGCAGGGACTGCCGTCATGCCGGGCCGACAGGGTTCGGGCTGTGTCACCGAAAGCCGCTGGCTGCGCTATATACGTTGTGCTGTCAGGCTTGTCGGCCTTGCTGGCGCCGGAACGTAGGCAGTGAGCAACATCATCAATACCAAACGCCACCGCTGGCACTTGTGACCGCTGCAATTGCGCCGTTGGCTTCGGGTCTAGCCCGCGACTGTCGCCGCCAGACTGCCAATCAAACGCCACCGCAGGCAAAGGATGCCCACCACCTGTTGGGCTGCCTTTCATGATCGGCCCCGTTGGCTCCCACGGCTCATGACCGTTGTTTTCATAGTCAACGCCGCCAATTAAGGTAATCGCCGGCACATCGAACCCGCCTCCGTGCGTAGGGATTAACGTCTCCGTCTCGGCATCGTATCGCTGGCCGGTTCCGGTCGTCAGGCATTGCGCCAAGCACAAATAATCCTGCCCCCCCCCAATGTGCTGATCCTCTAGCCCTTGCTTGCTGCCAAACGCTGCGTTGAGCGTGGGAGCAACTTGGGCTGGCCAAGGAATCATGTAACCAGCAGCGGCGTGATCTGCGCTGTTAGACCAACCGCCACTTTTTCCAGCGCAAGCCTTAAAGGTTCCGGCAGGCTTTTGCCCCGTTTCTCTGCGCGGCGCAGGATGCCCTGACAAGCTGTGCTGCTCAAAAAGAACCGCTGCGGCACGTCTCCAGTCTCCAAGGTATCCGACAACGAACACACGACGGCGCCGCTGGGCCACTCCGAAGTACTGAGCGTCAAGCACTCGGTAGGCGAACCCATACCCGAGTTCGACCAACCCTCCGAGAATGGAACCAAAGTCCCGTCCGCCTCCTGATGACAAGACGCCGGGTACGTTCTCCCACACCAGCCATCGGGGCCGTGTTCTGTCAGCAAGCCTAAGAAACTCAAGGGCCAGGTTGCCACGATCATCATCCAGTCCGCCTCGCAAGCCTGCGACACTAAAGGACTGGCAAGGGGTTCCTCCGACAAGAAGGTCAATTGGTTCATAATCTCCGTCCTTGATTGTGGTGAAGTCACCATGCAGCGGCACGTTTGGATAATGGTGCGCCAATACGGCACGGGGGAACGGCTCAATCTCGCTGAAGAAGGAGGCTTCCCAACCCAAGGGATGCCAAGCTGCGGTTGCGGCCTCAATGCCGCTGCAAACGCTACCGTAACGGATCATGCTTGCTGATCCTTGTTGGTGCGGCGATCAGTTTCGGCGTACATCTTGGCGAGGGCCGCCTCTGCTTCCTCTTGCGAGGGCCAATCGCCGCCTGCGTCTACGATGCGGTCAATGATGAGCATCAAGTCTTCGTTCATCTGCTTAGTCCCTTTCGGTGGGGCAAAGCCCCGGTTGGTGTTGCCCCCTCATGGGGTAATTTCTCCTGACGTGCAAACGTTTATTTTGGGGAGGCCGGAGCCTCCCCGTTTGTTAGGCGCTTATTAGACTGCAAGCACAAAAGACGATAGCGCACCAAGGCAATGATGCCTGTCGTTGTCGCTGGCCTGATGCGACCAGCGGATCAAAAGCCGGTCTTCATAATCACCAGGCATCTTCCCCATGTATGGGTTGCTGTCTGCCCGTGCATCGCGCAGGCGGCGGCCATAAAGCGGTTGGATTGCGGTGCCTTTAGTGATGTTCATGATTATTTCCCCTTACGCCGCGATGAGTTTGTTAAGTTCATTCCGGTAAGTCACCACAGCGTAACCGGCCTGCGTGGCTTGCATTGAACCGATTGGCGCGTTCATGATAACGGCAACAGCGGCATCAATTTTGGCCTGAAGTTGTTCGGCGGTGTAGGTCGGTGCGGTGAAGGTCATTTGCTTGCTCCTTGTTGATGCCTTCTTATGGGGCAATTTCTCCCACCATGCAAGCGTAAAAATGTGCCGCGCAAAAATATTTTGCTGTAGCCTAGAACCGCCCCGCACCGCTTGGCCCCTTGGCCCCTATTCCTTAAGGAATATAGGGGCCGGGAGGGGCCGGAAAAGCGGCTTTTTGCCCCCTTGGCCCCTATTTCCCCTAGGGGCCATTTAGGGGCCAGTAGGGGCCAGCTTTGCAGCATTCAATGGGGATGCATGAGCGTTTGAAATCACCCGATAACCCTCGCTGTGCCGCTCCATGATGCCGGCGTGGATCAGGATCGCCGTTAGGCTTTCAGGCCGGCTGGGATCAATCCGGTTGCGCAGAGTCCGCACGGCCTTGTCGGGCGAGTTCTTTTCCAGATATGCCAGCCATGCGCTGCGGCTGATGTAGGGAAGCCCATCGGGGTTTTCTGCGCCGCTATCCCACCAGGCCGCTTGGAACGCCTTAAACGCCTTCTTGTCTGGCCCGTCCTTCGCAGGCTCCCTCGGCGCTTCCGCAGCCATCAGCACCGCGCTCGTCACCTGTTCGCCGTCCTCGTCGAGCCAGCCCTTGATCTGGACGGATTCCAGCGTCACGTAAACCGGCTTGGCTTCCTCAGCATCCTTGCTCTTGCGCTGCACAATCTGCATGGGCGCATCGCCCTTACCGGGAATCACGCTAATCTCGATCTCAAGCGCACCCTTCCAAGCCGATGATCCACGCGCCCGGTGCTGGGCTTCGTCGGATACGCCAGTATGGTGGACGAGGCAGACGGAGCAGTTAAACTCCCGCATCAACCCAGCGCAAGCGTCGATCATGGTCTTTGCATCTTGTGCGGAGTTCTCATCGCCAGACAGGAAGCGGTGCAGCGTATCGACGTTGATGAGGCTGGGAGGGCGAGGCAGCGCACGGATGGCTTGAACGGCCTTCTGATAGCCTTCTGCCGTATTCAGATCACACCCGGCGCGGCTTACCCACATGTCCAGCTTGCCAGCCCGGTTGTGCTGCTTCCAAGCGGCCACGCGGGATCGCAGGCCGTGATGGCCTTCACCGGCTAGGTAGACCACCGCCCCTGGCTTGACCTTATGCCCGTGCCAATCGGTAAGGCCCGCTGCGATGTGCAGAGACCAGTCAAGGACGGCAAATGTCTTACCTCCACCCGATGGCCCGTGAACCATTATCAGTGCCTCCTCTTGCATCCAGTGCTTCACCAGCCACCGGATCGGCGCAGGCTCGGTGCAAAAGTCATCTGCCGGCACCAGCCAATCGGAGGTTGGTGGCGTGAGCAGTTCCCGAAGGTTGCCCCCAGCCGCCCGGTAATCGTTGGCATCGCCCTCTGCTGGCGGCATAACTACGCGGCCACCATGCTTTGCAACAGCCTGCGTGGCATATGCTGCGCCAACGCCCGACTTATCATTGTCGGCCACGATGACGATCTCTTGCGTTGTCCCGTAACGGGCGCGCAAGGTTCCCATGATCGGAACGATATTCGATGCGCTGTAACTGATAATGCACGGCCTGCCGGTGACTTCGTGGATCGTCGCGGCAGTGGCGAAGCCCTCGGCAACGTATAGGATGCCAGGCTCATCCATCGTTCCCAGCATCCAGGAACAACTGCCAGTCTGCCCACCGGCATGGTAGAGCTTGCCGCCCTCCGGGTCGATGTATTGCAGCGAGGCCAGTTTCCCTTCTGGCGTGTAAAGCGGCACCATTAGCCGGCCATCGCCTGTCACGCGCGAACCATGCACCGCAATGCCCTTGCGGGCGAGGTAGGGATGCTCCGGGTTGGCAGGCGTTCCTTGCGACCAGATGAGGTCGGTCGTGTCGGCCACCACGTCACGTTGAATGCGCAGCGCCTCATCACGGGCAGCTTGTGCCTCCCGCATCCGGCGCGCGTGCGCCATCTCCTCTGGGACAGTCAGCGTGCGGCCAACGTCAGCCCGCCATGTCATCTCAATGCCAGCGCGCCAGCAGCCAAACTTGCCAGCCGGAACGCCATCACCATAAGCCACCACCCAGCCGGTCTTGTCACCGTGGCCTGGAGTGCCTTTCGTTCCCGACCGGAAGCGATGCAACTTGCCATCCAACTGGATGCTCTGCGGTGGCGTAATCCCAGCCGCACGCATTGCATCGGCAAGTTGCAATTCTGGCGGGTCTACACGCGGCGCGGCTGGTGGTGACCACGGGCCACCGAGGATGTTTGTTAGATCAACCATCAACCGATATCCCACTCAGATAATCCGACAAAGCCTGCGCCACATCATAACGCGGTGCGCGTCGGCCTTCACGGATGGCAGTAATCGTCGTAGGATGCACGCCAACTGCGGCTGCGACCTTGCCCGGTTGCCGATCCTGCAACGCCTTCCGTATCTCATCGAGTGTTAGCATTTCTTATCCCTCCGTGCGGTTGTTGCATTTTTACGCTTTACATCCGCACATCCGGCCTGTAAAGCCCGATCACACGCCAACCGGATCAACCGACCGGCGTGCAACGGAGGGCCACATGGCTATTAATCTAAAGCGCACAGGCGGGCTTGCCGCCGATGGCGTAAAAATGATTGTCTACGGAATGGCAGGCGCTGGCAAGACCAGCCTCATTCCCACACTGCCGAATCCCATCGCGCTGTCTGCCGAAGGCGGCCTGTTGTCGATCAAGGACGCGGACATTCCCTACATTGAGATTGGCAGCATTGCCGACCTTCACGATGCGTATGCGTTCCTCGCCAACAGTGAGGAGGCCAAAGGCTTTCAATCGGTGGCATTGGATTCCATCTCGGAAGTTGCCGAGGTGGTGCTGAATGCAGAGTTAAAGGCCAACAAGGATGGCCGCGCTGCTTACGGCGAACTCAATACGAAGATGACGGAGTTGATCCGCGCCTTCCGCGACCTTCCTGGCAAGCATGTCTACATGAGTGCCAAGCTGGAAAAGAGCCAGGACGAGATGGGCAAGCTGCTGTTCAACCCAGCGATGCCGGGTAAGAGCCTCACGCAGGGTCTGCCCTACTTTACCGACCTTGTGCTTGCCCTGCGGGTTGAGCGTGATGCCGATGGCAATTCACAGCGTGCGCTGATGTGCAATTCGGACGGTGTGTGGCAGGCCAAGGATCGCTCTGGGAAACTGGATCAATGGGAAACGCCAGACCTTGGCGCACTGATTGGGAAGATTGGACAATGAACAGCATCTACCAACGATGGATAATCTCCAAGGGCATCGAGGCCGCAGCCATCAAGGCCAGGCGTGACATTGAGGACGAACTGGTCGCAGAACTTGCTGTTCCTGCCAACCTCGATGGCACCATGAAACGTGACGTTCCGGGTTACACCGTAAAAGTTGAAGGCCGGATCAATCGCAAGGTTGACGCTGAGAAACTGCAAGCCATTGCAGCCGAAGCAGGATTGACCGAACACCTCTCTAGCCTTTTCCGCTGGAAGCCGGAGATCGCCATGTCGGCGTGGAAGGCAGCATCTCCCAACATCACCACGCCACTTCTCGACGCAATTACGGCGACACCGGGTCGCCCATCTTTCACCATCACGGAGGCTTGAACAATGGCATTTCTCGGAGAAACAATTGAAGCTGGATCGCTGCCGGAAGGCCGCTCTTACGATCTGATCCCTGATGGCTGGTATAACGCCACCATTACCAAGGCCGAGGTGGGACAGACCAAGAGCGGCACTGGCACGAAGATCGACATTCGCTACGACATTACCGGGCCGACGCACCAAGGCCGGGTGATCTACGCCAGCGTCAACATCCGCAACCAGTCCACCAAGGCCGAAGAGATTGGCCGGCAGCAGTTGGGCGAAATCATGCGGGCGGTCGGCCTTGCTCGCCTAGAGGACAGCGACCAGCTAATCGGTGGTCAGGTATCGATCAAGATCAAGATCAGGCAGCCGACCGATAACGATAAGGCCAACGGCTACACCGAGGCCAAGAATGAGGTTGGCGGCTGGAAGTCCACGGGCGGAAGTGCGCCTGTCATGCCATCTGCGCCTGCGGCACCTGCCACAACCGCCAAGCCGCCTTGGGCTAAGTAACAAAAAATGGGGCTGGTGATGAGCCAGCCCCAAGTTGTTCACGGGAGGAAAACGACATGGCAAAACTGCCGGAAACAATCATAGCCGATATAAGCGCCGTTACAAGCCTAATTGATGCGCACCATGCAGCCAAGCCTGATCGGCCACGCCCGCACCTTGGCGCGTCCCTGCTTGGCCACCACTGCGACCGCTGGTTATGGCTATCGTTCCGCTGGGCATCCCGCGAGGAGTTCGAAGGCCGCATCCTGCGCCTTTTCCGCCGTGGCCATAGCGAGGAAGCCACCATAATTGCTGACCTCCGCGCTGTTGGCGTGGATGTGCGCGGCACACAGGCCCGCGTTCAGTTTGGCGCGCACGTATCTGGATCAATCGACGGTGTAGCTGAAAGCGGCATTCCAGAGGCACCTAAGACGCCGCATTTGCTGGAGTTCAAGACGCACGCGCTCAAATCATTCAACGATATGACGGCGAAAGGTGTACGCGCCAGCAAGCCGATGCACTACACGCAGATGCAAGTGTATATGTTGGGCATGGGGCTGACGCGGGCGTTGTACGTGGCCGTCTGCAAGGACGATGACCGCATCCACGCGGAGCGGGTGCGCTATGACAAGGAACACGCCGAACGCGCTGTTGCACGCGGCAAGAGCATTGCCCTGGCCGAACGTATGCCGCCGCCGATCAGCACCGATCCGACATGGTATCAATGCTGCTTCTGCCCGGCGCACGCGATGTGCCACAAGGCGGCACCGACGAAAGAGGTCAACTGCCGCACATGCGCGCACGCCACGCCGCTGGAAGATTCCACGTGGCATTGCGCCCGATGGGACATGGAGATTCCAACCGATGCCCAATACAATGGCTGCGACGATCACGTGTTCCACCTCGATCTAGTGCCGTGGAAGATGGAAGGCAGCGATGATGGCTTGTCGGTCACTTGGCTGATCGGCCAGAGCCGGCTGC